ATCTTCCTAATAAAATAGAAGAAATATACGCTCAGAACATGGAAACTGAAGATCAAATGGAGCGTTTGTTAGAGCAAAGGAAAAAAGCTATGCAGCTTGGTGCAGATCCTGCTGCAATAGAAAAGCAAATTGCTGATCTTAAGAAAAAGACTGAACAAGATCAAAAAGAGTTTTTAGAAACTTTCGATATATCTACTCAAGAAGATCAAGACTCAATTAATAAAGCTAAAGCCAGAATGAGACAAATGTTATCAGATCCAGAAGCTTATTATGCAGCACACAAATACGAAACAAGTGCTAGCGGCAACAGTTTTAGGGTACGTAGTCAAGAAGATCTGCAAGAGAAATATGACGCAGAAATTCAACGATTAGAAAATGTTGTTGCTATGAACCAGGGTCAGTCAGAACAAACTGCTGCGTTTGGTTCAAAAAGATTAGGTATGTCAAACGAAGATATGGGTCTAGTTAAATATCGCGGCACATTAATGACAGTAGAAACAAGAGATGAGATGATAGCAGCTAATCTCTTGAAAAAACAAGAAGCTGATAAACAGCGATCAGTCGTTGAAAGAAATGCAGAATTCCAAGAATATCTTAAAATTAATGATATAGATTTCGAAGGATCATATACTGATGCTGCACTTAAAGCAATGAATGAGCAGAATACTCTTGGTGGCCTTGGTGGCAACGGCATTATTAATGTATTTAATCAAGGTGGTGATACAATCACACCAATTACTATGTCTACTGGTGGAGCTAAAACCGCTACAACTATTCTTCAAGGATTTAATCAAGGTAGCGGAATGGGATATTGCCCAGTGCCAGGATTACTTGGTACCTAATTAAAAAAAGGGAGCCCGAAGGCCCCCAAAAAAGGTAGATTAGAAAAGCTTCCCGCTTTCCCTCTACTCTTGTAATAAAAACTTTAAAACATTTTCAGGATTTGTCTCAACGTATGGATCTGAATCACAGTTATCAGACATTCCAGCTTCAACAAACATCTTTTCAATAACACCATCGTTTACAACCATAGCGTATCTCCAAGACCTTGCACCAAATCCTAAATTGTCTTTGCGTACAAGCATGCCCATTTTTTCAGTAAAATCACACGAACCGTCAGGTAAGAACTCAATGTTAGGAGCTCTTTGATCTTGAGCCCACGCATTCATCACAAAAGCATCGTTACAAGAAATACAATACACTTTATCAATACCAGCTTCAATAAAGTCCATCGACCTGGCTTGATAGCTAGGTACTTGAAAGTTAGAACATGTTGGTGTGAAGGCTCCAGGTAATGAGAAAGCAACGACTCTTTTACCAGTAAATAAATCACTAGTAGTTAATTCTTTCCATTCAAATTCACCAGATTCTACGTCTCGTGCACGCGTTTTAAAGATCGCGTCAGGTACTCTTTTGTTTTCCATAATAAATTCCTTATAGGTGGAGGGCATTGCGCCCTCCGTTCAATGTAGTTATTCGACTAAAAATTCTTTCTTATTGTCGATTTTAATTTTCTGAGGTCTTTTTGACTCAGGAATAATACGCTCAAGGCCAATGGTTAAAAGACCATTCTTGAAACTTGCTCCTTTAACGATAATGTCATCTGCAAGGTCAAAGTTACGCGTAAATTTTCTTTTAGAAATTCCCTTATGAATAAATTTATCATCAGCAGTTTCGCCAGTTTCGTACGTCGACTTAATTGCTAATTGATTTTCTTTTACTTCAATATCAACATCAGATTCATCAAGGCCAGCAAGTGCAAGTTCGATAGTGAACTTATCTTCGGCTTTATTGATTCTGATATTATAGGGTGGAAAACCTTGTGATCCATGCTGTGCAGGGTGGTTCTCAATTTCTACTAAACGATCGAAGATTCGATCAAATCCCACGGTGAACGGGGAAAGGTTGTGTATATTTAATCCAGTCATTTTTATCTCCTTTTATGCAAGATATAGTTATACTATGGTGGCTGTTAGCACACCGGTTATTGTAAGCCGATTATTCGTACCTACAAATCTATTTATTCAGTTTCTCTGTGCGCCTTTATAAATTGTTTAATATAATTTCGCAGTTCTCTTGATGCTGTTGTATCATCATCTTTACAGAGCTGAATGAATTCTTTTTTCTGCTCTTTATTTACTTTAATAAGCAGTGTATCATCTTTTATCATAATTTGTCACCTTTTTGTCACGTACTTGTAACATGTTTGTATAAATATACTGTATATACAAAATATTAATAAGGAGAATATATGGCAATATTATATAAAAAATTCGATAAAATGATGAAATCAGGTGGTTTAATCCGAGTCATCAACAAAACTTTCTAACTACCAGTACTTCCTATTCCACCGTCCCTATCAGTTTTCTGCTTAGGGCGTTCGTTAATCATTATTAATTGCGTTTGGTCCATTTTCTCGACCATGCATTGAGCTAATCTTTCACCGTGGATCACTCGTGTTAAACTATCAGATATGTTATGAACAAGAATATGTGTTTCATCAACATAATCAGAATCTATAATACCTACACCGTTACTTAATGTTAAACCCTTTTTAGCAGCAGCGCTGCTACGAATATACATTTTCATTACGTGATTTTCTGGTATATCAAATATTAGACCAGTTGGAATCATTACTCTTTGGCCTGGGTGTATTAAGAAAGCAGGCTGACCTTCGATCTCTTTAACGAGAACTTCTATTTTTCTATTAACAGAATTATAGGCTATAATCTTATCACCTTTATCAAACGCAGCATGAATGTCAAAGCAAGCACTGCCTTGAGTCGCGTATTTAGGGATTATTGCGCTGTCTTTTGTTTTATAAACATTCATTATATATTCACCATTATATCATAAAATTAAATTTTTGTCAACTACTTTTTTCCGTTACCTATATTGTATTTGACAGTTAATTCCCAATCATCTTTTTCTTTAAAAGAAATGATCTTAATTTGATTTAGGGAAGCAACTGGATCCTTTGTTTTATTTGGATCTACAATCTTTACTAGTTCCCATTCTTCAAGTAGGTTTACAATAGTGTTTCGTCTAGCATGATCTTCATCAGTAAACGTGTTGTGCTTGCCGTCGAGTATAAACAATTCTTTAAAATGAAGAATTGAGTATCTACCCTTTTTATGCAAGATGTGACAGGATTGAAACAACTTCTTATCTTTGCGAGAAGAAATCCCTATCCTTGTTAAAGTTTCCTTGATCTTAAGAAAACTGTCGGGTGTAGGAAGCACTACTTCGATGCCCACACCTCTAAAAATATCTTCTTGTTCCATGATACATATTCACCTGTTTAATTATTAGTGGCCACGGTATATAACCATATAAGCTTATTTATTTTTTTCATAAACTCAGCCACCTGTAATGAGGCGATCGTGCACAGATTGTAGTTGCTCTTTGTTCAATACCTTGAAGTATTGCTTTGCTACTGTTCTGTTGCATTGATAAACTTCTTGGATCGCGTCGAGATCTACGTCTTTAGTAGCCTTAGGCCATTTAGAGAATCTCTTACGCTTTCTTAATACTGCACGGTAGTAATCAAATTGTGCACCAGGAAACAGCTCGTGTCTCTGATTCATTTCATTAGCATGTAGTATTGTATCTTCGAAATTTGTAAAACCTCGGTTTACAATATAAGCGTTATATTGCTTTTCGATTATTTCTGGATTGTCTCCATCTTTTATGAGATCTACTTTACTAAAAGAAGCAGCATTCATAAAATCAAATGGATTTAAGTCACCTTTAGCCATTTTGTATCTCCTCGATTCCTATGAGTATCTCATTAAATTCTTTTGCGCAGTTAGCACACATCTTGACTTCCGCTTCTCCATCTGCTGCTTGGTACTTTAGAGTGTATTCTTCACCTCCTTCAATACGCTCACTACAGTTAAAGCATTCGATAGTTTTGCGGAAATCAATCTTAAATGGATTAGACATACTCGGATTCAATCATAACTTCAGTTAAGAATGCAACCATGTTAATCTCTTGGTCTGCAACGAAATTACTCTTGTACATATAATCAGCTAGAGTGACTACAAATCCAGGTTGAGTCTTAAACTCTACACGAGCTTGCATCATGTCATAGACACGTCTGAACATTTCATTCATATCTTGATCTGAATTAGTAGCAACCCACTTTCTCATCTCAGTAAAGTTTTTAGCTTTAAGTAGGTTGAATAACTCATCCATACTCTCTTGCTTTAGATTTACAAAGATACCTTCGTCGATTTTACCTGAAGCTGCATATGATTGTAGTTCGGTTAGTACACGACGGAAGTCTGGGAAATGCTTTTCAATAACTTTGGCAACTACTGCTTTATCGTAATCAACATTCTCGTTATTGAGAATACTAATAACACGTTTAAAGAATTGCATTGCTAGTTGAGGTCGTTCAGTTTGTTCAATAGAGAAGTCAACTTCAGAGAGTCGAGATCTTAATGGACCAATAATTCTATTCTTGAAATTACAAGTAAAGATAAACCCACAGTTAGCAGAATATTCTTCAATAAAGTTACGTAAAGCTGGTTGAACAGAAGTTGCATTTAGATAGTCTGCTTCGTCAAAGATAACATATTTACGACCACCTGTAAGAGATACAGAGGATGCATATGTAGAGATTTCATATCGAAGAGTGTCGATATTCACATTAAGGGAACCGTTTTTAACGATATAGTCACAGCCCATTTCATCGAGCATGGCTTTAGCGATCGTAGTTTTACCTACTCCTGGTCCACCGGTTAGTAATAAGTTTGGTACGTTTTTGTCATTTACAAATTTGCGAAACGTATTTTTCATTGTCTCGGGTAAGATAGTGTCTTCGATACTTTGAGGACGGTATTTTTCTACCCATAGAACTTCATTTGATTTGTGTTGCATAGATCACCTTGTGCATAATATAATATAAAAATTGAGGGGCGGGGACCAGTCGAAACTGATCCCCTATTCTCGAGAAAGGTTGGTAATCTTTTAGTCAATTACCTTATCAGCCAGTTCACCAGCTTCTACACCAACAGCGGTGTCCCCATCGGGACCTTGTTGTTGAGGTGCATTCTGTCTTAGATAAGCTTCAAGCTTATTCCTTAACATTCCTACACCAGCTAGTTCTTGACCTTGGAACCCGCCTCTTGTTGACACTACGTCAATAAGTTGCAAGACTGTAGAGAGATCGTTCATGTTAATGACTACTGTCTCTTCTTGTTGTTGGCCACCGAAGTTGCCATTTTGTACATTATCCATATCAATTATCCTTTATTATAAGTCGACTTTGAATCTATCGCCACAAAGTATGTGACACCGGTGCCTTTGAATTCAGAGATACCCTTTGAACAAATGGTAACTTTGTAATCCATTGGCATGAGCTTTAAGTTATCAGTTTTAATGATTACCTTAAACTCATCGGCAGTTTCCCCGATTTCAACGCCAAAGTCATCTGCGTTATCGTTTGCACTGTCGATTGCTTTCAGATAACACTTGCCGCTTTCGCCAACAAATGCGATTTCTGAAAATTGTAGAACACCTGCTGCTTTCAGTACTGAAGAAAGATCACTTTCTGTTACCTCTACAACAACGTCTTCCGACGGTATATTTATATCTTTTTCAGGCGGTGTATGAATCATTGATATATCTGCGTAGATATATTTGGTTCGTCTCTTGCCTTCTGAGATAATAAAATACTTATCACCAAACTCTACGTCTGGATCTGTATATAAGCTTAGGATTGACAAGAATCTAGAAAGATCGTAGATACAAGCTTCTGCTGGTATCGTGTCTTGGATTTCTGCAATCGCAATAAGCGTCTTTTCGGGAGTAATCGTCTTAATAGTACTACCGGGCTTTAGCAAAACTGATTTGTTAATTGCGGTAAAACTTTTTAAGACACTCAAGGTTTCGTTAGAAAATTTCATTATATATATTTCTCCTAGTTAATGAATGTATATTATAACACACTTTCATCTATTTGTCAACTGTTTTGTAAGACTTTTTATTAGAAGTCGAGTCAGCAGTTGCGGTTACACCAAGCTCTGCTATAGAGCCCATTCCACCATTAAATACGTGGG